TCTGTCTGTTAATTTTTCGACATCATACACTATGCTTCACCCTCTCCCGCGTCATCCTCATTTGTCGGCTCGTTTTCGTCACTAAAGAAGTTGTTGACCGCCTCCGTTGCGCGTCCTTTAATTACCTCATCCGCCTCCTCAGGCGTCAAAAACGGGAGCTTTTTTACAACCATTTCGTCCGTGAGATAATTAGCGGCTGTCAAAATCATGTTCGTTGTCTCGCTTTGATTGACTATCTTATTCCAATTCAGTACCGGGTTATCGTCAGTCTCTGCAATTTTTAGTATTTTCTGAATAAAGTCTAAGATATAATACTCAAAGTCCGCGCACTTGTTGTCCTGCGGCTGATATGCGCTCTTGATTTCCTGCGCCGTTTTCGCGCCGTTTGAAAATGCTTTAACATCCAACGCTTGAAAGTCGTCGTAGATGTCGTTTCTTAAAATTTCAAGCATTTTCTCGCGCGCCTGATATGGTACTTCCTGCGTTATTGCCTGCACGTTCGCACCGTCGTCGCCGTCCAACGCTGAGGCTCTCACCGTCTTTAAACGCTGAACAAATCTTGCAAGGTCTACGTCGTCCATCCCGCCTGTATTGTTCAAAATCCAGTAAAGCCCGCTCATATCGTCTATGTTGTTGGCTAATCCGCTCTTGATGAGGTCGTAGCAGTCAATAGATTCCCTTATTCCTATAAGCTCGCTCTCGTGGCTGTCGTTCGCGTATAGCGGAATGATTGGAAGCTCCGAATAGTTCTCATCCATTCGGCTTTCAATCCCGCCGTATTCCGTGGATGTCACGCGGGTCTTATATGCTCTCTTTTCCGTAAGCAGTCGCGCCGCGTCTGAATTGCTCTGTATATATTCCGTATAGCCGTCTGGTTCGTATAATGTTGCTCTGAAAATAATATCACAATTCACGCGCCTAAACCAAAAGCGAACGCCCGCCATCAGTTTAGAATCCGTTTCAGAGTATAGAGGGCAAAAGCCCGGCTCTGCGGGTGTATCGGCGTACCCAAAAACCTCTAAATGGTCTAAATTCCAAAACCCAAAAGCCTTACCGCTTGCCATTGCTCTTTTGGCGGCAGTCTGAACCTTAAAATCAAAGTCCGCCCCCAGCTTTTCTTTATTTTTCGGGTCGCTCAGCGTCACGCCGTTTCCCAAAACATATTGAACCTGCTGAATTACAAGCCTTCTGAAAAAAAGTGTTTTAAGCTTGTAATTTGATGAATAAATGTCGGGCATTTGCCGCCCTGTGACCGTGTAAAGGAATTTCTGGTATTTTTCAATTGTGGTATTGTGCTTATTGTAATAAGCTTCTCCCGTCTGCGCGTCTCTGTATTCCTGCGTCCCTCTGAACGCTTCCACAGCTCTCAGGCAAAACGCCGCCCTCGCGCTCTCATCCGCTCCAATGCTCTGCAAATCTTGAAATGTGTACATTTTTGCTCCTTTCGATTTTGGCTTTAAATCAAAGCATATAAACGCCGCCGCTTTCCTGCGCTCTGTCGCGTTTTACAAGCTTTTTCGTCCTTACAAAATAGCGTAGTGCGTCCATACAGTGGTCGCCCTTCTTTATCGGTTTATCTTCTCCATTATCCGCAGCCTTTTCATCCCACGAATAGCCCTCAATTTCCTTGATTGTATTCTTACATGTCGCCCTTATTATTAACCGCCCGTCTGCAAACATTGTCTGCACGTCGCTTATTCCGTCAATAACGTCATTGTCAGCTTTGTGCACGATATAGTGCCGCTTCCTAAGCTCTGCTATCATAGCCGCCGCAGATGGGTCTATTATTATTTCTTTCGGCTTTGCTCCGTCTAACATCTTGTCTAAATCATCCGCCAACTCCTGCACGGTCTTTTGCTTATTGCTCTCGCGCCCTGAATAAACACTTTCTTGCGATATAATCCACTTGTTTGACCCTCGTATTTGCTTAATTAAAAGCCACACGTTCGGGTTTTGAATGCCGAAGTCGGACGATACATATATTGCATCCTCGCATTCGGGTATTTTGTCCGTGACGTGCTTGTCACGGTTGAACATATCGTAAACAAGTCCCTCAGCCGCCACCCACAAGCCCAGAATGTAGCGTTTAAAGAATACCCCGACATATTGCCGCGCGTACCTTGCTTTTATTGCCTCGGATAAGCTCGCGTTGTCGTCCATTGTGAAATGCAAATACAATAAATTCTTTTCTATTGCTTTATCAATCCAATTTACCTTAAACCAATGATGCGGATTTGACGGATTGCAATTGAACCACCATTTTGAGCCTTCAACAGAACAACGCGCCGTTGCCTGATTGACAAAACTCTCAGGCATAAGCGCAACCTCGTCAAAAAATGCACCCGCCGCCGTCATTCCCTGAACGATATCCTGAGAGGCTTCATCTTTGCCGCCAAAAAGATAGAAATAATTCACCTTATCCCCTCGGGTGACTATCAATAAATTGTCGCCCCTTTTTTCCTCGGCGCGCCATCCTTTTCGCTGGTTTATTTGCTTTTTTAAAGTATTAATAACATTACGACGAAGCGAGCCAATTGTCTTGCCCGCCATAATGAAGTCGCAGCCGTTAAAGCTCTCCATCGCCCAGAGAACAAACGAAAATGCCATAGAAACAGTTTTGCCGCTCCTAATCGCGCCGTCTGCAATTATTCCGTCTTTGTCCTTGTACTGTGGAGAAGCCCACCATCTAAATACAGTGTATTGCCTATCACTGATTGCCTTACTCCATTTAAACGCCGCTTTCATCCTCTACCATTCCCATATCATCAACCAATTTGTTGCCGCCTCGGATTGCTTCAATAAGCCCGTCGTCCTCACTTTGTTCGGATGTCGTGTCAATCGGCTTATCCTTCCATTTCTGCGGCTTGTTGTTTTTGAGCGCAAATATTTGGCTGACCGGAACAGGCGGAATGTATCGGCGGGTTATTTTTTTATTCGTTTTTTCGTTTCCGTCCTTGTCAATTTTTATTTCCGTAATCTCCTCGTCTACCCAATAGCCGATGCACGATTTATAAAAAGCTTCCTCGACTTGCTCGATAATTGGGGCGCGCCCTTTTTTTATTGCGTCCGAAAAGTCCGAGAATTTCACAATCCAGTCCTGCAATGTGCTTTTACTTATTCCGATATTCTTAGCAATCTGCGCGTTGCTCAGCCCATCCCGCGCCCACCCTCGTATTCTTGTCAATCCGTCCTCGTCAAGCCAATCGTTATATTTTGGCAAGTAATCACCTACTCTCGTTTATAACCTCATAAATATATTCGTCGTGATAATTTCCATAATTATCCTTGCAAACGTCGTGCAATCTCATGCAATAGCCATTATGCTTCTTGCAGAAATTATCATAACTTCTTTTGACGTGATTATCACCAACAACACGCCACTCTATTCTGTGAAATTGCTGTACTAATTCTTCCATCTTTGCAAATAGGTCACGTCCGACAATCAAATTGCCCTTGTCAAATGAATAAAGTCCGAAGTTGTATGCGCAATCGCCACTATCGGATATTCTATATGCCATATAGCCTATCAATTCATTGTGATAGTCAACAATCGCCCATTGATACAAGTTGTCCTCAATTACTATGTTTGGCAACTCGTGTCCGTGCGCATAGCCTGTGTAGTAGAAATAATCATCTGTGTAAATTTCCTTTGCAAAAGCTTCTTCAATTTGGGCTTTGTAAAGGATTGCTGGAACTAGCATAGTTTCACCCCTTTACTTTTCTCGATATCAATCGTTATCGTGGGCGCGTCCCCAATCATTTCCGCAACCTCATACAGCATAAGCGTATCCATTGCTTCGTGATTTCTGCTGCCGTCCTTGTTGTACTTGTGCATATTCTTCAAGTTGTAATTTTCAAGCAGTGAGTCTGCGTCAATCAACCTCATATTCACACCTCACTATCTTGCGGAAACTGAAAATAAGCTGGTGGCATTTGCACATAATCGCCCTTTATTTCACACCGTTTAAGATAAAGATACTCCTCACGCAACATTTTGATAGCCTTTTCTGCCTTTTCGTCGGTGTCATATTCAGCTATCACTTCGCGGATGTTTAAATTATTGACAGCCGAAACTATAATTTTGTTTCTTTCCCTGTAAACCATAATGTTGTTGTATGGCAAATCCAAATTACCATCTTGCGCTATTATTCTCATTTTTGTCCTCCTTACATTTTACCGCCCTTTTCAGGCTTTGTTATGCAGTTATAGCCTACTTTTTTACCAACGCTTTTAATAAATAGACTTATCCATCCATCAATCACGCGCCTTGAATATCCCAGCTTATTGCCCGCACCTATCGGCGTGTGTGTTTTGTCGAATAGCACCATCTTGACGGCTGCAACCTGTTCTTTCCCGCTTTCGTGGCTGTCAAATTCGTCCAACGTCGCATTTATCGCGTCAACATAGCGTTTTTCTTCATCCGCCATCTTGTCTGTTTTGGCGGCAATCTCAGGATATTTTTTGCACATCTTTTTAACAATTTCATACCAATAGTAGTGCGGTCTGCTCATTTCATTCCTCCCTTTTCAAATTTTGCCGATGTTCATCGTCCGACTTTTTTAATTTTATATCAGGTATTTTCTTCACATCCTTAAGTCCGCTCTCAAAGCCTTCCACGATGTATTCGCCAAGCTTTGCAAGCTCTTTTGCTTTAAAACCTCTCTGCAATTTATTCGCCCTCCCTCAAAAGTTCGTTAAATTTATCAAGCGCTTTTTGCGAGACCTTGTTATTTGCCTTTTCAGGTTTCAGTGCAACACATAAGTGCTTGTCGATAATATGCCCCAGCTCCCGCGCCATTGTCTTGCGCCCTTGTGCTATGCCATCCCTATAGCCTTTGGCGGGTCTGTATTCGTCAATTTGCGCTTTGCCCTCACCCTGTCCGCCTGCGGTCTTATTGCGTAGCTGATAGCCTTTGCGAGCATATGCTTGTATAAAATGCTTCTCCAGCTCGTCAAGCTCACATTCTTTGGCATTATGGACAGCGACAATCCATCCTGTCGGGTTAGTGTCAAGATTTAAAAATCCATGTTTTTTCAGCGACAAGTCAATGTGCTGATAGCCTGTTAAATGCTGTGCAAGTCTTGTTAATACGTGCTTAGCCTGCCCGATATAGGCATAGTTGATTTTGTGCTCATCCGTCCGCGTCAATATATAAATCCCGCTTTCCTCCGTCAGCCACGGGTACATCTCCAACAGCTTTTGTTTGTTTTTCGCCTCAATCACCTTTACCTGCTTAAAATTTTTATACGCCATTTATAACCTCACCTCCTCCAAAGAATCCAAGACGCACCATTTACACAAATCCGCGTCATCTAACTTGTAAAGCACATCCACTGCGTCGCCGCACCTGTCGCAGTAAAGCTGTCTGACATCCCTAAGCTCGCACCGCTCACCCTCGCAAGGGTAAAGCGACGAATTGCAATCGCAACAATGGTTTTCAACTTTTACCATCCCTATCACCGCCCTTTGGATAATCTAAGACCTCAATAAGCCTGTTAAGCGCGTCAACAATGTTTTCCTGCGTCTTGATAAGTCTCTCAATTTGGTTGTCGTCCTGCTTCTCAGGCTCTTTGTGCTCTGCTTTTTCAGGCTCTTTTTTTACAATGTCGTCTGCTTCGACGTTTAAGTATGCTGAAATAGAATAGACATAGCCTTTTTTAATTTTGCCGCCGTTGCGCTTGCAGTCCGATAAAAAACTACTTGACATACCCACGCCGCTAGATACGTCTGTATAACTCATATTTTTTGATTTGATTATCGCGTCCACCTTTGTCATATCTAAGACGCTCCACTGTTTGTTTGTCATTATCTTCACTCCTTGCTTCAATCGCCCCATTTATGCACTTTTCCACAAGCACCCGCACACTTGGGGATATTTGGTTTATTTCTTTCCGCCTTTGCAAGACTTTGTTATACACGCGCATGAAGTTACTGCTCTCCACGCCCTCGTTATAGTCCTCGCTCGTTGCCATTTCCGTCAAGCGCGACGCTGACCCCAACGCCTCGCGCACATCCTCGGGCAGTTTGTCAAATTCTTCCTGCGCGCCGTATGTGCCGTTTCTGACTGCCTTACTTACCAATGCCCACGCCGCCTGTGCGTTTATTTCCTGCACGTTTACAAGGCTCGCGTATTGCTCGCGGATGTCGGCTATTGTCGGCGGGGTCTTTTGTGTCTGCATATATTTCTGCACTGCTGCCGCCGTTGTCTTATAGTCCAAATCTTTTAAAAGCCCATACCACACGTCAAACGCGTCCTTGTCGGGCAAGAACGTGGCGTATGTATATACTGCCTTTAATCCCTTAACGATAATTTTAAACTCGTCCCTCTCCATTTTACCAATCATCCACCTCGCTAACTCTGTTTTGTATGTCGGTCTTTGGGCTTGCCCTATTTGCATAAGTCCCCTCGAGCACTTTAACCATATTTGCGTCCTCCATTAGCCAGTCAAAAGACGCCTGCCATCCGTGCCCATTTCGCCCCGTCAGGAAGTTGGATTGCTCTGCCAACTCAAACGCCTGCAATATTTCCGCCGCGCTGTGAGTTCTGAGGCGTGTTCTGATGGTCTTCTTGCGCCTGTCGTTAAGCGTTTTGACTTTCGGCAATGAAATACACGTGTTGTTGAAATTGTCAATGATTTGCTGATAATTGACACGCTCCCGCGTCTCTGACGCGTCTGCCTGTGGGGGGTCTGTCATCCTTTCCCCCCGCACCCCTATTTCTGTAGTGTGTATATTGTTACCACTACTTGTATTTTGATTTAAAAGTGAATTATCTATACTATCCTGAACTATACTAACCTTATCTACACTATCCTTAACTATACTATACTGGGTTGCCACCGTAGACTGATTACTGGTTTCCACAGTAGATTGATTGCTGGTTTCCCACATATTACTTTCTTTTTCATTCTCATAGTATACGCCATTTTCATCTTTTGAAAGTTTAGCAAATTCTGATTGATATATCGTCGGAGTATATCTGTCTTTTCTGACCTGATTATTCAGATTCCAGTGTCTGATTGCCACCACGCCACTTTCAAACTTGATTAAAAATCGGTTTTTTATAAGCTCTTGCAACGCTTCCGCCTGCACCCCTATCTTTCGCGCCACTGATTTTGCGCCGACAATAAAACCATCATCATCCGCCACCATTGACAAGTGAAAATATAGAGCCTGCATATCAAGCGGCAAATCTAAAAAGTCGTCGCTGTCCGTTATCTTGATGTTAAACATCCGCCTTGTTGCCATCCTAGTACCTCACGTTTTCGTAAATTCTCCTAATAATCCAGCCGTTTCTTGACCCATCCATTACCCCCCTATTTGCCCGCGCAACGTATTCCATTACCTGTTGGGGCGTCCTGTGGGTATAAAATGCAATATCCTCTTTACTGCCTACACATAGCGGCAGCTCGTATCTATCCGCCGTGACCGCCATATATATGGGCTTTCCTTTGTTCTTCAATGTCTTCACTCCCCTTTCCGGCAGAGGGTGAGAAGAATCCCTCTGCCTGTTAAATTTGTTTAAGAAGGCTGTTTTTGTGACGAACAACCTGTGCAACCTATAAATAATTTTTTCCAAATATCTGCATAAAGAAATCTCTTGTCCCTTGGGTTTCCTCAAATTTGACCTGTCCGTATCTATGCAGATAGTCCATTAAAGCCTTGTTAAAATGCACGCCGTCGGGCGGCTCATTGTGGTGCCTGTGGCATAACCACACTTTAAGCCCATACTTTTCAGAATTTTTCCTGTTTGCTCCTCCATAGATGTGATGTTCCTCAACGTATGGGCTTTTGCATATAAAGCATTCTTTTTCAATTTGAATAATTGACCTCATTCTTGCCCTTCCATAAGCTCTTAAGCCTTGCCAATTCGTCAGGTGTCATTGTCTCGATTCCCTGTGCTTTAGCTTCCTGCACTGTACCATCAATCAATATTGACATTTCCGCCGTGTTATAGGTGTGGCTGCCTCTGATTACTGCGTAGTGTGTAAATTGCTTGCCTTGCAATTCCGCGTAACCTATAGGGTAGGTGTGGATGTCCTCACGCTCCATCATATCAATGCCAGATAGAACGGATATAATCATACGCCCCCCGTCGGGCGTTGTTTCTCGCTGTCCATATCGCCCAAGGAGTGTATTCTTTGCCCGTGGCTTGCTTATTCTCAGCTTGTCAGCTAATTTACCCACAAGCAAATGAAAATAAGCATTAGCGTCAAGACTGCGCTTTTCTTTTGCCTCGCATATCTCAACATTCAGTATCTTATCCTGCCACGCGTTTAATGTGTCGGATGTCGGCGTGACGTCAAGCTCCAAAGTGACTGAGGCGGTCTTTTTTATGAAATCCATTGAAAAGCCTTTAAGCCTGCCCTTGCTCTTCATTCTCTTTCACCTTTTCTTTGCGGTTATCCCACAAAAACACGCGCTTTTTTGTCTTCCTGTTTTTGATCGCCAAAGCGTCAATATTTTTGTTGTCGTCGTAATGGATGTCTTCCACATAAAACTCATCATAGCATACGCTCTTGCCGTTCACTGTCTGAATGTTGCAATCTTTCGCCTCCACCCATATGAAAGGTGTTGAATAGAGTTCGCGCCCTATTCCCCAATTAAAGCAAGCCCTTTTAAAGCTGTCGCTTGCCTGCCCTTTTTCCTTTTCCGTGTAGCTTTCAACGCCGACATCCTGCTTACTAACCCACATTTGACGCTCTTCATCCCAAATCGAGACAGTGCAATATAGGTTGCCGCCTATAATCTCATGTGACCGCTGCCAATTCATAGCCCCGACTTGCTCATCTAGTAAGCGTTGGTCTACTCGCGCGTCTTTGTATAGCAGTAACATTAAGCCTTTTTGTGGAGTTATTCTCGCAATTCTGCATTCAATTTCATTCGCTTTAAGCCCTCTAAAGTCAAGCTTCATATGTCTTCACTCCCATCTTTTAACAATTTGTCTGTAGCCGTGTCAAATAATTTGCAATAAGGTATATCTTGTATTATTTTGCCATCATTATCCCTTTTTCTTAGGATAATATCATTTATGGCAAACCTGCCCTCTGGTCTGCGATATGTAAATCCATTTTCTTTTACATATTTTTGCATTACAAGCAACATTTCTTTTGCTTCGTCACTACTGTCGAGCCTAATATATTTAACCTCAGTGCGCCCTTGTACTTTGAGAAGCGCGTCGTATATTATTGTCATGTCTTCACCACCTTTTGCCTATTTAATAATCATACTCACGCCCGCTACAAGCTCTGCGCCCTCAATTTCAACGCCCTGTTTTAACGCGTCTTTTAATGCTGTCTTGTCTGCTTCAATTGTCACCCTTGTGTATTCCTTGGGCAACATTGCCGCGTCTGCGACTTCTACGTGTGTAGTCTTGCGATAGCTCACGCTTGCCCGCGTCGTTTTAAAGCTCTCGCCGTTTAAATATTCTTGCAAGAATGCTTTTAACCTGTCTTTTCTGTCTGTCGCTGCTTTCTGCTTTGCCTCAAACGCCTGCATCTCATTCTTGTACGCTTCCGCATCCGCTGACAAATTTTTGATTAATAAGATGATGTTCTCAATCTTTGTGTCCCTGTCGAGCTGTAGCTTCTCGAATTGCTCAATATCGTCAATTTCGCCTGTTTCCTCGTCAACGCAAGCTAAAATTTGCGCGTCAATCTCGTATAAATTCATTCGTCATCCTCCTCTATGTCTTCAACATCCACTTCTACAATTTCTGCATTTTCTAACGTGTAAAATGTATCTGCCTTGTATCTTCCGCCGTCAATGTAAATTGTCTCGACATATCCAGGCGTCATGTCATCTTCTTCATATCCTGCGAATGCTATGATGCTCCCTAGTCCGGCTTTAGCAATTGAATGAATGCCAGCGCACATAACCACAGCGTTTTTGCCGCCAATCAACTGGCTAAAGTCACTGCTTGCCGCCAACTTGCTATAGTTACCGCTTGCCGCCAACTTGCTATAGTTACCGCTTGCCGCCAACTGGCTAGAGTCACCGCTTGCCGCCAACTTGCTATAGTTACTGCTTGCCGCCAACTTGCTATAGTTACCGCTTGCCG